CTATGTTCGCTCTGATCTATGCAATCAAAGCCAAAGTGCCTACGCTTTTCTTTTCTGCAGACACTGACACAACAACAGTAATGATGAGGTCTGTATCGCATCTATCTGGTCACTCACAAGTGACAGTTGAGGCAAACCTTTCAGACAATAGCCAGTACTACAATGCACATTTAGACAAACTTTCACACATCAAGTGGGTCTTTGATTCATCTCCAAACATTGACGATTTGGAGTTGGAGATAAGGGCCTACGTTGAACTCTTCGGACAGCCACCTGAGTTGATTGTCATTGATAACTTGATGAACATAACTGCTGAGACAGACAACGAGTGGGCTGGACTTAGAGCAATTATGATGGAGCTACACGATATGGCACGCAAGACTGAGGCCTGTGTATTAGTACTCCATCACGTATCAGAACAGTCAGAGTATGGGTCACCTAGTAACCCACCTCATCGCAGAGCAATTCACGGAAAGGTCAGTCAGTTACCTGCACTGATACTTACACTGGGCTACGACCCAACACAAGGAATACTCAAGGTTGCACCAGTTAAGAATCGCTTTGGCGCTCATACTGCAGACGGCAGTAAATACGCACAGCTACTGGTAAACTATGCAGCAGTACAGATATCAGATCAGAATGAGTTTGGTTGGATGTTACGCAAGGATACAATCGCAGGATACCAAGGAGGATACAATGTCTGAAGGACAGTTAACGAATAAGTACAGAGATAATCTTAAAACAGATGAACTACGAGCAGATGTTGATGCACTCAAGGTAGACCTGACCAACTTCGTTGGTGCTCTATTGCAATCTGGTATTGTCGAATTAGTTAAAGATGAAGAAGGCAATGTCATCTATAAAATCAACAAGGTTGTACTGGTAGATGAGTCAGTACAACAAGACTAAAGGTTCTCAGTTTGAGACAGACGTAATGAAGTGGCTCCGCAAGGCTGGAGTTATGGCAGAGCGTTTGTCTAAAGCTGGGGCAAAGGATGAGGGCGACATCGTTACTGTTATCGCGGGAGAAACTTACATCCTTGAACTCAAGAACAGGGCAACCCTTTCGCTGCCTGAGTTCTGGAGAGAAGCACAAGTTGAGGCGCTTAACTACTCTAAGGCTAGAGGTCTTGGGGAAGTTCCTCTGTCATATGTAATAGTTAAGCGTCGCAACGCTTCAATAGATCAGGCTTGGGTAATCCAAGACCTAGCACAGTGGTTAAAGGAGAAGCAGTAATGGCAATAGCCATTAAGCCTCTTCGTCGTAGACGGCGTACCACACAACGTGGTAAGTCAATGAGTCAATCCCAGAGATGGGGGAAGGTAGTAACAACAATGCCAGTACCAGGTGGAGAAATAACAACAACAGAGATACTAGTACCAGAAGTTGTACCAGTAGAGGAAGTAAAAGAAGATGAAGATAATTAGAGAACCAATTTTCTTTCATAATGAACGTGGCTTTAGTGTCAAGTTAATGGAATGGGATATGTCTGACTATATGTTTAACATTCAGGCATTTGGTAGAGACTTTGGCTGGAGAATATACAAGGGCAACCCCACTCCAGTAGAGATTCTTGAATGGGAGTCAGGTTTTCAAGATGATGTTATTGTGGAGGACATATGATTTGCTTGAACTGTCGTAAAGCAGGAGAAGAGAATCAATCTAATCACCTAAAGCGTGCAGCTCATTGGCACGAAAAGTGCGATGATAAGGGGTGTGTATGCCAGCACAAGACTGGTCCAGGGTACGTAAAGCGGGCAGATACAAAGGTGCCGTTGATGCAAACTCAATCCCCATAGGAGCTATTGTCCAGCATTTTGGTGGTGAAGTAAGAGAAGGTAAAAGCGCATCAGTTAGATGTTGTTTACATAGCGACAGTCGCAGGTCTGCCGTTATCAATACCTATGACAACCTGTACTTCTGCCATACCTGCGGTAAGGGTGGCAATGCAGCTAACCTAGTGTGCATACTAGAGAACTTGGAGTTTAACGATGGCCTCAAACGTGCAGTCGAAATTGCTACTGGAAGCGGCGCAACAATACGCTCAGGCAATAAGTCCAAAGGCTCTAGCCGTACTAAGCGCACGTGGGATCTCTGAGGAGACTGCAGCACGCTTTCAGTTAGGAAGTATTACCAACCCAATCAATGGTCACGAGATGTATGAAGGATGGCTTTCTATTCCATACATCACCGCATCTGGTGGTTGTGTTGGCTTTAAGTTTAGACGATTAGATGACCTCAAACCTAAGTATGGTTCACCTACTGGGCAGAAGGCACATCTCTATAACGTATGTGACATCACTCTTGATTCACCTTATGTTGTTGTATGTGAAGGTGAACTAGATGCCATTGTTACTAGTGGAGAACTAGGCATACCAGCAGTAGGTGTACCTGGTGTTGCAGCTTGGAAGAATCACTTTCCTAAGTTATTTGCGGGGTACGAAACTATCTATGTTGTTGGAGACAATGACATCAAAGAGGATGGCTCTAACCCTGGCGCTGAGTTTGCAAAACGCGTGGCGAACGAGGTAATGAACTCACAGATTGTTACACTACCTCCAGGTATGGACATCAATGATTACTACTTAGCCAATGGCATTGATGCTACGCGTAAGTTACTGATAGGGGAGTCGAATGTATGACAATGACAGAGAACGAGTGGGTCATAATGCTACAGACTTTGCAGCATATGGGCTTTCACATCTTGCAACAGGACAGAGCAACACAACTGATACTCATACGCCCCCAACCAACCCGTTAGCAGATCACCCAGCAGTAGCTGGCTATCGTGCAGTGGGTGTGAGCACTGAGGATTTAACTTCTTTCATTGAAGCCTTTGCATCTCTGCGTGCTATGCGTGTTAAAGGTGTGGGCCATAGTCAGTATGCGATAGCACAAGGTCAGAAGTTTGAGTCCTTTACTACTGCAGATACTATTAGAGAATTGATTGAAGAGCTAGCCGATGCTAGCAACTACATAGACTTCCTTGCTATCAAGCTGCTGAACATTCAGCACACTATAGATTTGGTGCTACCTGACTGTGAGTGAACTACATCCAGTAATATATGACCTAGTACCTAGCGTGGCTAAAACTATCCACCGCAGATACAAGACTCACGTTGAGTTTGATGACATCAAGCAGGAGTTAATGGCTTGGGCAATGACTCGTGTAGTAGATCATACTGAAGATTTAATGGAGCCTATTGAAGAGCGACGCAGGCACAACGAGCAACGTATAGCGTGGCAGATGAGACGTGTAGCTGAGCGTTATGCACGCAAGGAGAAGGCATCTAAGTCTGGCTATCAGACTAATGATGAGGCTTACTATGAGTCAGCAACTCTTGGTCAGCTACTTCCCTTTGTCATTGCATCCATCATAGATGGCACAGTATTAGAGCAGGCACAAGAGATGATTAACGATGGACAACCTAAAGGTTCATCATCTCCAGCAGAAGGTGGCAACCTACTGGCTAACCTCATTGACATCAAGCGTGGCTATCTGCAACTAGAACAAGATGACCAGATGATTCTTAGACTACGCCACCACGAGAGCTTTACCTTGCAGCAGATAGGACAAGTACTAGAGTGTGCTACATCTACTGCAGATCGCAGATGTGATAAGTCACTTCGCAGGTTGCAGGATAACCTCGGTGGGATTAGCCCCTGGCAATGAATGAGGAGTTGTTATTTACTTTCTTGCGTGAGGGTTTATACCCTGACCTAGTAAAATCTGAGGGCATCTATGATGCCTACGACTGTATCTCTAGGCAGGCCGGTCACTACATAGAGTTAAAGTGCAGGGCTACACACTATGAAAGCCTGCTCATTGAAGAGATGAAGTATCGCAAGCTCATCACCCAAGCTGCAGAGCGTGACCTTGTTCCTTACTACATCAACTCCACACCTGCCGGTATCTACTCCTTTGATTTAATGGATGTGGCAGAGCCGGTGTGGTATGTCCACGAGATGCCAGCTACCACTGAGTTTGATAACAACGATAAGAAGTATAAGTTAGTAGGTTACTTACCGATAGAAGAGGCAGTCCAGTTATGATCTATGACTACAAGTGTGGCAAGTGTAATTCAACTGTATCGGTTGAGCGTTCTATCCACGAGGAAGCCTCTACTCCTATGTGCTTTGACTGCCACGAGATTATGAATCGAGTATGGGATTCACCAGCTATCACATTCAAGGGCAAAGGCTTCTACACTAACGGCGGATAAAGCAAGAACCCCACCGCCGAAAGGGTAGCGATAGGGTTCTTATGATGCTGAGGAAAGGGTTAGAAACCTCAGCAATATCTAGTCAGCTAGTACAGAGATAGATACGTGGCACGGATCATTGCCTTCGTCCCACTCCTCTCTCTCCTCCTCAGTCATATACTCGTAGTTGCCATCGTGTGTTGCACAGTAAGGCCAGCTTACCCACTTAGCTTTGACTCCTATGTTTAGCCAAAGATAAAAGAACTTACTCTTTGTCATCAGTACCAGCCCCTTCTATTGCTATGTTGGAGACTACGGCAGAAACTTCCGCCGTAGCGGTGCTCAACATATCGCACAGCGTGGAGGATTTGGATAGCAGGTTCGCTACTTCTCTCTCTAAGGAGTTGAGCAATTCCGTAAGCACTGGATCGTTTGTTGTCTGCCAAGTGGTCAAGCCTGCTCTCACGGGTCCAAAGGGTGATAGCGCATTTGACCTGACTGTTGTTGTAACCGAGTGCGTTGAGGTAACTAATGATAAGTGCCTTGTTCTCACGCTTCTCCTCCATAGTTGCCTTCGTCCTCGCCTGCATCTGCGGGATCTCCAAAGGGTGGTGTGCGGTTCGCTCTGGTATGAGTACCAACACTAAGGTTAGCGAAGCCGTCAATACCAGTCCAATCTTTGCCCTCTTTCTCATCGAACTTCCTCTCAATCGCAAGCAGTTGCTTGTATGTGTCGGGATATAAATGAGACAAGCGGATCAATGCCCTGTCTCTAGCCTTACGATAGGTGCGGTAGGTAAGCACGCTCTTACTCTTTGTCGTTTGGTTCATTGAGCTTATCCTCCCACACTATAAGAACGTATGCTACCAGCATTACTAGTATCAGACCTAAGGCTAGGCTCATAGGCTGGCCGCCTTAATAATGTCGGTGATGTCGAGAGGCTGACCTACTAGGTGAGCATCTTCCTCATCACTATCCCAGCCTGATACCAGCACACGAGAGCCAGTAGGTGCAAGGCTGAGCCACTGCATACAATGTTCAGGGTTCTCGCCTCCCCATTCAGCCACGCCTTCGGCGTCCACTACCTCATAAAGCAGGATAAGTGGAGACTTCTTTGGATGAAACGATATAACATTACTCATTATTCTCCCTCATAACTGTCATCACAAGCACGACAAGACTTAGAGTTATCGTTACAGAATGTGCAGATAATCTCCTCCTCTATCCCAAAGAGGCGAGACATAGCAGAGTTCGCCCGTTGTAGGTTCTTGATAGCTCGCGCTATCTCCTGCTCCTGTAAATCCTTCTCGGCTTGGTTGATGCACAGATCAAACTTAGCCTGTAAGTATTCTGCGTTCATTAGATTTTCCCTCCCGCTATTAGTTCTCCTTGTTTGTCATACTCTGCATCACAACTGCCACAGTACATACCACCGCACTTGCACTCGTTCTCTTCTGTATCTATAAAGTAAATCTGCTCGCTATCACATTCTTTACAGTACTTCATTAGTTCTCCCCTTCCATTTCCTCTAGTGTGTCGAACTCAGGGCTGAGTTCCTCGGCCTCATCCTCATAAAAATCTGGGTCATTTAATTCTGGTTCGTATCCCATTACAGCCCTCCCTTTAGGCATTCCTGCATTGATCCCCAGCAGTAACCGAGGAACTGCCCGCCCTCTCCTACATACCACAGATGCGTTGATACCTGCCACAATCCCCACACGGCTAGCGCACTGGCTAATCCGATTACATACCAGCCAAGCTTGGTGATGTTATTCATCTTTCTCCCCTCCTACTATGGAGAACTTAGCAAACTCGCTGATGCGGTTGCCGTGTTGCTCTTCTGCGGTCTGCTTAGCCTGTTCAATGGCTTCTTCCTCACTCTCTGCTTCTAATCCGACATACATTATGTATTCCATTTTGACTTCGTAATCTTTCATTCTTCCTCCTCCTTGTACTTGCCGTCCTTGAACCCTTGAATCTCATCCCCTAGCCAGTTCTCAGCAATCTCTCTGAAGTTCACACGATAGAGAGAACCGATATCTTTGAGCATTGACTGAATACCCTTAGGCATCCCGCCCATATCTTCCCAATACTCGAAAGAAAGCAAGTCCTCTACCCAGTCCTTCAGTGAATCTTCTGCACTGGTAACGCCGTCCTGCCACCCGTCCTCTTTCTCGTTGTCCATATCCTCCAAGAAGGAGGCGGATATCTTCTCGCTTGCCTCTTCCTGCAGGCTTTGGTCGTTGTCAATATGTAAGGCAGTCGCCCACGTTTCTCGGTTTGTCCAGCCGTTATACTCTTCGCACATTACTTGCCCGCCTTCTCTAGTCGTGCTTCAATCTTGTCCAGCGTTGCTTCAATGTCGCCCCACGCCCACTCAACCACTTGGTAGTCATTGGCGCGGTCTGCGATTCTAATCGCACGGCGCATCCTCTTTACATCACTCTTTGTGATTACCTTCATCTTTAACCCTTTCAAGAGGTGAGACGTTCGCCCACTCTCTCGTGCTCCTACTAGGTCGTGAACCTTCGCCGACTTGCTCGGTGTAGGAGCGATTTTGATCAACTTACCTTGCCCCTCTCTTCTGATTCTTGCGGGTGCATTTACCGCAAACCTTGTGAGCGGTGAAAGCAACTAGCAGGTCGCTATCATCTCCGCACTGCTGGCAGGTGCTATCCATT